TTCAATTCTATTGGAGTTCTTTACAGACTAACCAAAGATTTACAAGTGATGACAATGCTAGTGCTGGATTTATGAACTTAATGTTCATGGATGCACCAGTATACTATGATGACCAATGTCCAACAAGCAAGATGTATATGCTTAACTCGGACTATTTATTCCTTCGTCCAGCTCAAGGTAGAGAATTCTCTCCTTTAGGTGAGAAGGCTTCTGTTAACCAAGATGCTATGGTATTGCCAGTCGTTTGGGCAGGTAATATGACTTGTTCAAATAGAGCAAGACAAGGCATCATACAAGCATAATAAAGGAGAAAAAACTATGTCTTATATAACTGGTATAGATATTACTGCCACTAGTTCGAGTGCTGAATTTCAGCCAGGGCAAATAGCTCAAACTGCTGACGGTAAACTCTATAAATATGTTCAATATAATGTTGGAGCAGGTTCTGTTGCTGCAGTATCTGGCAATGTAGTTGGATATTACGCACCTAGTGGAGCTTCAGCTGGAGCAACAACTGTTGTTACTTCAGATGTAAGTGATACTGCTAGAGTAGGTGCTGGTGTTCTTCAATCAGCTCCAGCTACAACTGAATATTGTTGGATTCAAGTAACTGGTCCAGCAACATTAACAACTGCTTTAACAGCAGGTGCTGACGGTAACGCGTTGACATTAATCGGAGCAGGAGATGGTACACTAGACCTTGTAAATGCTGCTACTGATTCTGCTTGTGCAACTGCTATAGATGCAAGTGCCAAGATAATAATGTGTCAATTTCCACTGTAGCATTAAAATATATAGAGGGTGGTTTATACTGCCCTCTATAAACTAGGAGAGTAAAATGGGTAATTTAAGAGTAAATATATTTAAGAGTGAAGATGGTAAACAAGATTTAGTAGAGTTTAAACTAATCGGAGACCCTAATACTGTTATATATAAAATGACTGAAAAAGAAGCACAGGTAAAACAAGATTTTCCTGCTGAATACAACGCATATTATAAAACTAAAAAACCAATACCAAAAGCAACTCCTATAAGTAAATTAAAAACAATTAATAAAAGTAAAATAAAATTTTTTGATTTAGAAGGTATTAGTTCTATAGAACAACTAGCAGACTTATCTGATGGTGCTTGTCATGGATTAGGTAAAGATGTATTAGATTGCAGAAAACAAGCTAGAAATTATTTAGCAAAAGAACATGATATTAAACCACAATTAATAGTAGGTAAAGAATGAGTTTATTAACCATATGCCAAGATGCAGCTAATGAGATAGGAGTACCCTCTCCTTCTACTGTAGTAGGTAGTACCGATACTACTAACATACAATTATTAGCAGCTGCCAATAGAGAAGGTAAAAACCTTGTTGCAGGGTATGATTGGCAAACATTAATTAAAGAAGAAGCACATACAACACTTGCAGCAGAATCGCAAGGAGATATGAGTACCATAGCTTCTGATTTTTTAAGATTTAGTAACGATACTATGTGGAACAGAACCACAGATAGAAAGTATTACGGACCACTTAACAACGCACAATGGCAAAGACTAAAAGCAAGTGTTAGTAGTGGTATAACAAATTACTTTAGAATAAGAGGTAATGCGTTATTATTTCACCCAGCTCCCCCAGCAGGAGAATCTGTGTTTTTTGAATACATAGGTAAAAACTGGGTTATAACATCTGGTTCATCAGCTAACGCAACTAGCTTTGCAGCAGATGCAAATACAACAGTATTAGACGAAGATTTAATTACACTTGGTGTAATATGGAGATTTTTAAAACAAAAGGGTTTGCCTTATGATAACCAGTTTCAAGAATACAGATTGAAATTATCAGAAAAGCAATCCAAAGATGGTGCGAAGCAAATCATTCGTATGGCAGGACCAAACAGATTATATCTACCTGTTAACGAACCAGAAGGTAACTTTTCACTTTAATTATAAAGGTGAGTTATGAACGAAGAAGAAAAACAAAGACTAGCTAACGAGCTTAGAAGAAAATCTTTAAGAGAAGATATGTTAGATAAATTTTTAGGTGATAGACCTGAGTTTGGTTCTTTTCAAGATGCAACTAGAAGTTTAATTGATAGTGATTATAACCCAGAAGGAACTGTATTAAGTAGAGCTATGGGTATAACACAACAACCTGCACAACCTAATATGAATTCTAATAATGTTGGTGGTGGTTTTGGATATGAGCAAAAAGACATGGGTATAAGTACAGTTCCTGAAGTAGGAACAAATCCATTTAGAGATGAACTAAATAATATGGGTATGTCTCAAGATAGTATGCCTTTACCAAGTGGTGTAGATATAATTTCAGACCCTCTTAAAAGTAAAAATATATTAGTAAATAGGTTAAAAGAATTACCATTAGATGTATTAGCAAAAATGTTAGGAATTAGGTAGTGCCTGTTAAAAAAGTAAAGGGTGGTTATAGGTTTGGAACAAAAGGAAAAGTATATAAAAATAAAACAAAGGCTAATAAACAAGCTAGAGCAATCTATGCTTCAGGGTATAAAGGTAAAAAGTAATGGTATTTAATCCTACAGGAGAAAGTACATCACAATCAGCACCTATTGGTGGATTAAACACAAGAGATGCTGTGGACTTGATGCCACAAACTGATGCTATTCGATTAGATAATTTCTTTCCTGGTTCTACAGATGTTAGTTTAAGAAAAGGTTATATAAACCATGTAACTGGTTTACCTAGCACAGTACAAAGTTTATTAACATATCAATCTCCTAGTGCTAATAAACTTTTTGCTGCTAGTAGTGGAGAAATTTATGACGTTACATCTGCTGGTGCTATAGGAGCATCATGGGATACTGCATCATGGGATACATCTAGTTGGGCAAGTGCTTCTAATTCTCCAGTTTTAACTGGACTTAGTAATGCTAAATGGGAATCTGTAAACTTTACAACATCAGGAGGTTCATTTTTATTTATAGTAAATGGTGCTGATGCTCCAAGACATTATAATGGTAGTGCGTGGGCAACTCCTACCTTAAGTGGAGTAACAGGCTCTACAATAAACAATGTAACAGTATTTAAAGAACGATTATTTTTTATAATAAATGATAGTTTAAGTTTTGGTTATTTACCTATAAATGCAGTAGCAGGAACAGTATCTACATTTCCATTAGGAAGTGTATTTAACTTTGGTGGTAAATTAGTAGCAGCTGGTAGCTTAACAAGAGATGGTGGTTCTGGCTCAGATGATTACATAGCATTTATAACATCAGAAGGTGAAGTGGCTGTATATCAAGGAACAGACCCAAGTGATGCTAATAAGTGGGCATTAGTTGGTGTATTTAAAATAGCAAGACCTATAGGTAAAAGATGTATTGTAAATGTAGGGCCAGAGTTAATTGTTATTACAGAATCTGGTTTTGTGCCATTAACACAAATGTATGCAGAAAATGAATCGAATTATTCTAAAGCAATATCAGACAAAATAAGTGGAAGTATTATAACAGCAGTAACTAACTTTAAATCTACTTTTGGTTGGGAAGCATTAATCTATCCTAAAGGACAGTTTGGTTTATTTAATATACCTAATGGAGTATCAGGTGAGTTTGTGCAATTTGTAGTAAACTTATCTACAGGTGCATGGGGTAGATTTACAGGGCAAGATGCGTATTGTTGGGGTTTATTAAATGGTGATTTATATTTTGGAGGCAATACTAAAGTATATAAAGCAGATAGTGGATTTAGTGATGCAGGAGTACAAATACAAGGAAGTGCAAAAACAGCATTTGTTTATTATGGTGGCAGAGGTACATCAAAAAGATTTACAGCTATAAGACCTATTGTATCATCAGATGCACAATTACCAGTTAGTATAGGATTTGATGTAGACTTTAATGATGGCACATCTACTTATACACCATCTAGTGCAACTACTACAGGTTCTGAATGGGATAATACTGAATGGGATGTAGGATTATGGGCAGGAACTATATCTTCTCAATTAGTATGGAGAAGTGTTGCCGATATAGGTTGGAACGCAGCAATAAGAATTAAAACAAGTACACAAGCACAAAGTATTAAATGGCATAGTGTAGATATTTATTATGAAAAAGGAGTAGGTTTATGATGCTTACAGACAAAATATGGAAACTGTTAGAACCAGCTACAACTATTGGGGAAGGTTTAACAAGAAAAGAAATAGAAGAAAGTTTACAAAAAGGATATTATAAATTATTTACACATAAAGATTCTGCTTGTATTATATCTCAAAATGAAAATAGTATAAGAATAGGATTAGGTGGAGGAAAAATGGAGGAAGTAAAAAAAATAGTGGAAAAGATAGAAAGGTTTGCAAAAAACAATAAAATAAATTATATTGACATTTTAGGAAGAATGGGTTGGGAAAAAGCATTAAAAGGATATAAGAAACAAGCAGTCTTATTGAGGAAGGAAGTAACATGAGTTTTATAACAGATATATTTAAATCTCCAAAGCCACCACCATCACCAGATTATGCAGGTGCAGCACAGGCTCAAGGAGCAGCTAATGTAGAAACTGCAAGAGTAGAAGGTAGAATGAACCGACCTGATGTATTTTCTCCTTATGACCAAACATTAGTAACAGATTTAGGTAATGATAGATTTGCACAAACTTTTAGTTTAGCTCCTGAATACGAAGCACAAAGAGTAAAACAAGTTGGTATTACCGATAAGTATTTAGATACAGCAGGAAACTATTTATCAGGATTACCACAAGAAACATTTTCATTATCTGGATTATCAGCACAACCAGGTCTTATAGACAGAAGTGGTTTGACTGCGTTACCTACAATGGAAGATATAAACACTTACGCACAAAGAGTTGAAGGCGATTATTATAACAGAGCATTATCAAGAATACAACCTCAACAACAACAAGAAGTTATAGACCTACAAACAAGATTAATTAACGCAGGTATACCAGAAGGTACAGTTGCACATAATAACGCACTTGCAGAGCTTAGAATGAGCCACCAAGATACATTAAGAGGTTTAGCTAGTGAATCTATTAGAGAAGGTCAAGCACTTGCTGATGCTCAATTACAAAGAGCTACAGGTTTGCGTAGTTATCAATTAGGCGAAGGACAAGGATTAGTAGGAGAACAAGAAAGAATTAGAGATAGACAATTAAGTGATTACTTACTAAGTAGAAGTCAACCACTTAGTGAAATTGCTACTTTATCAGGACAAGCAGCTCCTCCTCCTGCAATAGCTACAACAGGATTAGATGTACCAGCAGTTAGTGTTGCTCCACCACCAATTTTTGCAGGAGCTCAAGCACAAGGACAATTTGACCAAGGAACTTATAGAGGTCAGGTTGGTGCATACGGAGCAAGAATGGCAGCATTAGGACAAGCAGCATCATCAGATAAAAGATTAAAGAAAAACATTAAATACAAATCTAAATCTAAATCTGGATTAAATGTTTATGAGTTTGAGTATAATTGGTCTCCACAAAAGTATATTGGTGTAATGGCACAAGAAATTAAAAAAGTAAAACCATCAGCAGTATCTGAAAATATCTTCGGACACATGATGGTAGATTATAGCCAATTAGATGTAAACATGGAAAGAGTGTAATATGGCAGTAACAAGAGTATTTCCACAAAGGCAACAAGACCCATTAATACAACAGTTATTAGAAAAAGCTCAAAGAGAAGCAGCTCAAGCTAGTGCTATAGGTTCTCCTAGTATGTATGCAGCAGAAGCATATGGAGGTAATTTTCCTATTGGTACATTAACAGCACAAGTATTAGGTGGTATTAGGTCAAGAAATGCCTTACAAGCTGCACAGTTAAAACAAGAACAATCTAATATAGCAGATACTAAATTAACCCAAGCATTAATTAACAGACAAGTTGATGGTAAAATAGTAAGTCCTACTGGACAATTCTTTGAAGCTACACAAAGTGCAGATGTACCATTAACAGAATCTAATTTAGCTAGTGCATTAAAACAAGATATGTCTGGAGTAAAAGGTTTTGTAACTCCTATTAGGCAAAGAGAAGAATTTGTTGATATACCTGAAACAGCTACACAACCAGCTACAGTAGAAACAAGAAAACTGCCGATAACATTAGACCAAATACCAGAAAATGAAAGATTTTTATATACAGGAACACAAGATGTATTTACTCCTGCAACAGTAGATATAGCAGGAACACCTAAAGCAGATAATTTCTTAGAAAAAGCTGCGAACTTTATAACAGGTAAACAAAATGTAAAAGATATAAAAGCAGCAGATTTATTTGAGTTAGCTTCAGCTTCTGGTAGAAGTCCACTAGAAGTATATAATTACTTACAAGCAGAAAAAGAAAAAGAAAATAAAAAATATAAATTTCAAAATGTAACACAAACTAAAATAACAGATAATGAAGGAAATATTTTTGATACTCAAATAGCTACTAGAGTATCAGATGATGGAGAAATTACTTTAATGTTTAGTGACCCAATTACTGAAGTAATGACAGAAATGACAGGTAGTAAATATAACTTAATTAAACAAAGTAGTACTAAGGGAGAAGTAGATAAAAATTATAGAAGAGCAGCTGTTTTAAAATATTTAAAAAATAAAGGTGTTAAACCTGATGAAGAATTAGTAAATGCTATGGTAGGTAGTTTTTCTGGAGATATAATAAAAGTAATTACATCAGGACCAAATGCTGGAGTACAAATAAATGAATTAGATTCTATCTATAAATCTTTTACAGGTCAAGGAGATGCTATAGATTTATCAACAATAAAAACTCAAGATGGATTAAATGTAATTAAAAAAACTAATTTATTACAAGCAAATGCTATAGAATCACAAGTAAATAAATTAGGAAAAGATATAGCAAGTAGTGGTTTAACTAATTCTTTTGAATTGCTTAATAAAATAGAAACCATCCTTAAAAAATATCCTAGAGATATTCCTGGTTTTGGAAAATTTGGTAGTTTAAAACCTTCTATATCTATAGGAGAAGATGGCAGAAGATTAAGAGCTTTAGTAGCATCTATAAAAAATATTACTTTAAAAGAAAGAAGTGGTGCAGCAGTAGTGCAACAAGAATTAGAAAGATTTAAAGAAGAAATGCCTACATTTGCTGCAAATGAAAATTACCTAAGACAAGGTCTTAAAAATTTAAGAGATTTAATGAATAGAGAAATAAATGCTTATTATAGTAGTTATAACCCTAATATATCTCTTATATATCAAAGTAGACCTAATTCTATAAATATAAATTTAGATAAGCAAATAAAAAATTTATATCAAAAATATAATATTAAACCATAGTATTAAATATGTCAGAAATAATAAAAACTAAATTAAAAATAAAACAAATCATAGAAGATGATGAATTTCCTAATGCTATGAAAGATGAAGTTATAGAAAAATTAATAAAAAATTCAGGTTTTTCTTTAAATGAAATACAAAATACTAATATAGATACAATGGGAGCATCTACAGCAGAAAGGTCTTTTATAGGATTAGCACCCAATGAAGCATCAAAAGAAGCTACTATTAAAAAATTATATCCAGAAGCTGTGTCAACTAAACAATTTGGACAAGGAGATAATTTTGTAATACAAGATAAAGACACAGGACAATATTCTTATTTTAATAAACCAGGATTTGATATAGGAGATATTAATGCTTTTTTACCACGACCAGCAGCTGCTACTGTTGCAAGTATAGGGGGAGCTATTAAAGGTGCACCAAACCCATATAAAATGTTTGCAGGAGCAGGATTAGGTGTATTAGCAGCAGAAGAAGCATCAGATAGAGCTTTTCAGTTAGGTGGTGGAGAAATAGTAAGAACACCAAAAGAATATGGTATTAAAAGAGCTTATGATTTTGGTTTAGGAGGATTATCAGAAGTAGGAGGACCTGCTTTATTAAAAGCTGGTAAAGCAGTATTTACAGGTGTATCTAAAGCTACTAAGGATAGAATAACAAAAAATTTAGATATTTTTGCTAAAGCTAATGTGCAACCTGCGTCTATAACTTTAACTAGACCTTCTTTTATAGGTAGAGAATTATTTGGAACATTAGAAAGTTTATATGGTAACTTACCATTTTCAAGAGAAAGATTGTATGGAGTAGGTAGAAATTTACAAAAAGAAATGGGTAAATCTTTATTAAATACAGTAAATAAAATTTTACCAAAAGGTGCTAAATTTTTACCTCCTAATTTAGATAATTTTATTAAAGAAGGTATAGATAATTCTGTAATGAGATTTAAAACTAAATCAACTAAATATTATAATGATGCTTTTGATTTAGTAGAAAGTAAAGTAGGTTTACAACAACAATCAGTACCAAATCTTATAGAAGTATTAGATACTTTAGCTAAACCTTCTGGAGCTAGAAAATTTAAAGTAGCCACAAAAAAAGATGTTAAAATTTTAGAAGAATTAGGTGAAACAGTAGAAGAAGGACAAAAAATATTCGTAGATGATTTAAATAGACCTGTAACTAATGCAGCCACTAATAAAGCTAAAAAAAATAGTGTTCTTCAATCACCAGGATTAGTAAAATTAAGAACTGAAGTATTAGATAATATAGATGAAGGAAGTTTAAATTTTGAAAGATTAAAAGAAATAAGAAGTTTAATAGGAAATAAAATATCTAGCAAAAGTTTATTAGATGACTTTTCTCAAGGTGAGTTAAAAAGAATATATGGAGCTTTATCTAAAGATTTAACAGAAATAGCTAGAGGTGCTGGTCCAGAAGCATTTAAATCTATGGCAGCAGCTAATCGTTTTTATAAATTTGGTGCTAATAAAATAGAAAATGTTTTAGATAAAATTAGAAATGTAGAAAATGGTAGAATAATTAAATTTTTACAAAATGCAAATGAAGTAGATTCACAGTATATACTTGGTTTAAAACGAGCATTAAAACCTAATGAATTTTCATTAGTGCAAAAAAATATTATAGAAGAATTAGGTAAAGTTCCACCAAAACAAAGAGGGTTAGAAGAAGGAATAGAAGAAATTTTTAGTAGTGAAGCATTTTTAAATAATTGGGCAAGTTTAAATAAACAAGCTAAAAAAACTTTATTTAGCTCTCCTTATTATAAAGGTTTATCTGATGATTTAAATTATTTAGCAAATGCAAGTAATCTTATAAGAAAAGCATCAGTAAAAAGTTTAAAAGGTGGTCCTACTGATAAATCATCTATAGGTACTTTAGCTTTATTAGGTGGAATTGGACTTGATGCTTTTTTTGGACCAATTATGGGAGTGCAAAATGTTATAATAACTGGAATAGGTGCTTATGGTGGAGCAAGAGCTTTATCAGACCCAAAAGTAGTAAAATGGTTAGTTCAAGGTACTAAAATAGCAGCAGATAATAAACCAGATTTATATTTTAAACATTTAGTAAAAGCAGGAACTATATTTGCAGGACATAATCCAGAAGCAATACAATTTATTGTAAACTTAGGAAAAAACTTAGAAGAAAATAATAAATAATTGATTTATGAACTAAAATAAGATAAAACAAATAAAAGGAGAATAAAAATGGGTTGGTCAGGAGGAACATACACAAGGTCAGATGGAGTATTTACAGGTACATCTATTTGGCAAAGTAATAGAGATGCAGGAACTAAAATTGTTGCAGATAGGCACGATACACACGACCAAGATATGGCAACAGGATTAAACCAAGCTATAAACAAAGATGGAAGTAATGCTTTCACAGGTGCAGCTAACTTAGGTAGTCAAAAGATTACAGGATTAGCTGATGGTACAGCACATACAGATGGAGTAAATGCTGGGCAGATACAAGATGGTGGTTTAATATTCCAAGCTACAGATAGTGGTAGTGCTAATACTTATGCAATAGCTTTAACACCAGCAGTAACTGCGTATGTAGCAGGACAAGTATTTCATTTTAAAGCAGCTAACGCATCTACAGGAGCATCTACATTAAATGTAAATGCACTTGGTGCAAAAAACATAAAAAAGAAAAATGACCAAGATATAGCTTCTGGAGATATAGAAGAAAATGCAATCGTATCTGTAATCTATGATGGTACATCATTTCAAATGACAAGCCAATTAGGTACAGCAGGTGGTTCTATGAGTTCATTTACTCTTACTGGTGATAGTGGTAGTAACCAAACAATATCAGACAGCAACACATTAGATATAGCAGGTGGTACAGGTATAGACACTGTAGTTGGTTCAACTGATACAGTAACAGTAAGTGTAGATAGCACTATTAAAAAAGTAGGAAAAGAAACTATATGGGTTCCAGCAGTTGCAATGTATGGTAATACAACTAATGGTGCTGAAGCAGGTCAAACAGAATTAAGTAATGGACCAGAACTTAAAACATTAGATTTTGATAAAGATTCAGATGAATTTGCTCAATTTGCTATAGCTTTTCCTAAATCATGGAATGAAGGTACAGTAACCTTTCAAGCATTTTTTACAGCAGCTTCTACTAATACAGGCACAACAGCTTTTGTATTAAATGGAGTAGCTTTAGCTGATAATGGTGATTTAAATACAGCATTTGGCACAGCAGTAGGACCTACAGCAAAAGCCATGAGTGGGACATCAAATGATTTAGCAGTTACAGCAGAAAGTGGTGCAGTAACAATAGCTGGTAGTCCTAGTGTAGATGAGTATGTTTTTTTTCAAATAATGAGAGATGTTTCTGCTGATAGTTTAACAGCAGATGCTAAATTATTAGGAATTAAATTATTCTTTACAACTGATGCAGCAAATGACGCATAAGGTTTAATATGACAAGTTTTGGATATAATGTATTAGGTTTCGGCTCTGGTGGTGGAGGTGGTGCATCAGCAGTTTATAATATAGATACATTAGTTATTGCTGGTGGAGGTGGAGGGAGTAATTCTTCTGGTGGTAATGGTTGGGGTTCTGGTGGAGGAGGAGCAGGTGGTTTACTTGCAGCTACTGGTTTAGAAGTTTCTTCAACTACAGCATATACAGTTACAGTAGGAGCAGGAGCAGCAAATGCTACAACTAGTGTAAATGGTTCTAACTCAGTTTTTTCAGGTGGCACAGTAGCAACTCAAACTGCAATAGGTGGTGGTGGTTCTGGTGGTAAACAATCAGGTCATACAGCTGGTAAAGACGGAGGTTCAGGAGGTGGAGCAAACCGAAATGGGTCTAATGCTGGTGGTTCTGGAACTTCAGGACAAGGAAATGATGGAGGTTCTGCTGTAAGAAGTTCTTTTCAAGATAATGACAGAGGTTCTGGTGGTGGTGGTGCTGGAAGTGTTGGTCAAGATGCTCAAGATGGGGGTCAAGGTGGTACAGGTAGTAATGCTTATTCAGCTTGGGCGACTGCTACATCTTCAGGAGATAATGGGTATTATGCTTCAGGAGGTGGTGGAGGTAGAGGAGATGCTATAGCTGGTGCTACTGCTTCTGACGGAGGTGGTGGTAATGGTGCTGGTACTAGTGGCACTTCAGGTAATACAGGTGCAGATGGTTCAGCTAATACTGGAGGTGGCTCTGGAGGTGGTGGTTCATCACCAGGAGCATCAGGAAATGGTGGGTCTGGTGGCTCTGGTATAGTTATTATTAGATATCAAAGTGGAACACAATTAGGAACAGGAGGCTCAGTAACTTCAAGTGGAGGTTACTATTATCATAAATTTACATCATCAGGGACATTTACAGCATAATGGCACATTTCGCAAAATTAGATGAAAACAATTTAGTCTTAGAAGTAATAGTAGTAGCAGATAGTGACGCATCTACTGAAGCAAAGGGACAAACTTTCTTACAAAACTTATATAAAAATACAATAACTTATAAACAAACATCTTATAATACTATTGCTGGTGAACACAAACTAGGTGGTACACCTTTTAGAAAAAACTATGCTGGTGTTGGTTATACATATGATGCTAGTAAAGATGCTTTTATACCTCCAAAGCCTTGGAATAGTTGGACATTGAATGAAGATACTTGTCAATGGGAAGCACCAGTTGCATATCCAGATGACGGAAAAGGTTATATATGGAAAGAAGATAGCAAAACATGGGTAGTATTTAATGGATATAATTAAAAAAATTTATCAAAAGATTAAAAAAAGATTGTTTGGTAAACTATGTGAATGTAAGCCTAAAAAAAAGGGTAGACCTAGAAAGGATAAGTAATGGCTACAAACTCAGAAGCAAGACAAGCATCTATAAGAGCAGTAACCTCTACAACAGCATTACATAACGAAGATTGGTTAGCTTTATTTGCAGCAAGGTCTATACCAGCAGGTACATTTAACGAAAGAATGTTAGCTTATATTAATGGTGAGTTAAGTACATCTTACACCGATATAAACCTAGCCTTACAAGCAT